ACCGTTACCCTGACAGTTTTGGCAGCTTTGCCGTTGCAAACAGCGTCCCAGTTTTTTTGGGCGCTACCGGCAATGCAATTGCTACCCTGGCTACCGTGGGTACTTCTTACATTGTTCGCCGTGTGACCGTTGCAGGTGCAAGCGGCAGCGTGGCTTTGGCAAACGTGACTATTCTCACCAGCAATGATGGGAATACATCTAACGCCGTGACCAACGCAACCGCATTGACTACAGTTACAGGGGTTACTAAATTCCAAGACCTGCCGCTTTCAACAGCAGCAGCGTCTACGGTTTATACAGCCTCCTTGTATGTGTATGTTGGAACAGCAGCCGCTGCCAACAACTCTGTTGAAATCACGGTCTACGGTGACGTTGTATCACTATGAGTGCAGTTATCTATGTAACCAATCGTGGCGACACCAAACTCCGTGATGGATATGTTGGCACGTTTTACGACTTCCCTAAAGATGAAACGGTTGAGATTCCGTTAGAAGCTGCAAAGCACATCTTTGGTTACATGGCATCAGACAAGATTCCGCACCTGACTCGCTTGGGTTGGGCGCGGAGTTTTGCAGAAATCGACAAAGGATTTGAGAAGTTGGCAGAGTTTGAACTCTCTGAACAGCCTCCCGAAAAGAACCGTTCGTTACCCTCGGCGGTTGGCGTAGTAGCTCTGCGGATTGAAAAATCCCCAGAGCGAAAGTCCACCCAAAGGGCCGCTTAACATGGACGCCAAATGGCAACACTCTCTTCCTACCTTACGGAAGTACAGCGACTCTTGCATGACGCAAACGCTGTCTTCTGGTCTACTTCGGAATTAACGGACTACATCAACGATGCCCGTGAACGAGTAGTAAGAGATACTGGTTGCCTTCGAACTTTACAAGTAACATCAACGCCCATATCCAACACAGGAGTTGTGGCGATACCGTGGTCTAACGGATTAGTTGTTACTGCTGGACAGTTTGTTTTTTCTAATGTGTTCATCTACCAGGTCATTACTGGTGGAACTTTGAACACAAACGCTGCGCCTTACCCTTCTTCTGGTAACGCTTTTCCCCCTTCTGGCACGTTTACCAACGGCACAGCTACCCTGCAATATTCAAGCCCTGCTGAAATTATCAGTCTGGCTGCATTGCCTAACGGGATTCAAACGCTGGATGTGCTAAACGTCACCCTGTATTGGGGAAACAGTCGCATACCGCTGCGTTATTTGCCGTGGAGCCAGTTCAACTCTCAACTGCGTTATTGGCAAAACTACGTAGGCCGTCCTATTTGCTTCAGCACATACGGACAAGGACAGTTGTACATTGCGCCTGTGCCAGATCAATCCTACCCCATTGAGGTGGATACGGTCATCTTGCCTACAGCCTTGTCGCTTACTAATCCTAGTGTGGTGGACAGCATTGTTGACCCCTACACAACCCCTGTTGCTTTCTACGCAGCCTACAAAGCTAAGTACAAAGAGCAAAGCTACGGGGAAGCAGAAATCTACAAACAAGAATACGCCAAGCATGTCCAGGCTGTTCTCAACTCAGTCTACACACGCCGCATTCCTGACCCTTATTCATCCTTTTAATCATGGCAACAGCAGAACAGAAAAAATCATACGCTGTTGTCAAAGCCTTCAAGGGATTAAATACCAAGGCCAACCGCACGGCTATCGACACAGAAGAGTTTGCGTGGATTGAAAATGCCATGCCGATTGGATCTGGCAACATCAAAATAATTCCCTCACAGACCACTGTAAAAGATTCTGGAAATGCTGCTGTTTCTTTTGCCAACACTGTCACCTACCTCACTTCTTCCAACCTTGGGCTGAGTGATTACATTTTGGCGTTTGAAGACAACGGACGGGCTGAATACTTCAAAATTGACAGCGCCACCAAAGGCAACGTGGCTGTTACAGGGACGTTTTCCAACTCTGGCGTAACCACCGCACAGTACAAAAACGAACGCATCATCATTGGTGACCCTAATAAGGGTTTGTCATCGTGGGATGGCAACAGTGTGGTGAACATTGGCTCTGTAGGTATTATTGGTATCACAAACCCAGGCTCAGGTTATTTGTCTGCCCCTAGCGTGACCATCAGCGCCCCCAATGACGCTAACGGTATACAAGCCACGGCTGTTTGTACCATCACCACAGGAGCTGGTGGCCTTGCGAGTATCAACGTGACCGCTGGTGGAACCGGTTATACGGCTGTACCAGGCGTAGTTATTGGCGCACCCAACGTAGAAGGCGGTCAACAAGCACAAGCAGTAGCAACTATCTCTGGCGGTCTTGTTGTTGCTGTTTCAATTACTGTTGCAGGTTCAGGCTATACCTCTGTTCCGTCTGTCAGCTTTTCTTCTGGTGCAGCAGCCGCTACTGCGGTACTTACAACGGGACAGGTCAACACTGTTGCCCTCACAAATGCGGGTACAGGCTACACATCTCAACCGACAGTAACAATTTCAGCCCCTCCAAGCGGGACAACTGCCACTGCAATTGCCTCTTACAACACTTTTGCAACCGGCACACTGTCGGTTTTGGTGACTAACGGAGGCACAGGATACGGTGCAAGTGGTTCATTCTCGGTGAGCTTTGCTGGTGGTGCAGGTGGATCTGGCGCAGCAGGTAAAGCAATTGTCAGTGGCGGCGCTGTTATCTCCGTCATCATGACCAACCCTGGCAGTGGCTACACATCTGCCCCTACTGTGAGCTTTTTATCAGGTAGCGGCACGGGTGCAACCGGCACGGTGGTACTTAACAGCGACACCATCGTGGACGTAGCCACTTTTTCAGGCCGCGTTTGGGTTGCGGCAGGGCGTACTGTCTACTACAGCGCCGCAGGGTCTTACAGCGACTTTACAAGCGTTTCAGCAGGGTCTTTCACCATCACTGACTCTACTTTGCACGGTAACATTCAAGCCTTGCTGTCTGCCAACAACTTTTTGTACATCTACGGCGATGACAGCATCAACGTATTCTCAGATTTGAGGGTGTCTAGTGCAGGGTTAACCCTATTCACCAACACTAACGTGAGCGCCAGCGTGGGTACAAAACGCTCTTTTGCCATATTTCCGTATTTCCGTTCTGTGTTGTTCATGAATGATTACGGTATGTACGCTCTTGTAGGCTCAACAACCAGCAAAATTTCTGACCAGCTTGACGGCATTTTTCCGTACATAGATTTCACCAAACCTGTCACGGGTGGACAAGTTCTGCTTAACAGCATTTTGTGCGCTGCGTTCTCGTTTACTTATAACGACCCACTGTCTAGCCCAAGACAGATACAGTGCATCTTCTTTGACAAGAAGTGGTTTGTTACCAGCCAGGGAAGTATCACTTACATGACTTCTGTGCCTGTTGGTGGTTTGATTACGATGTACGGTGTTGCTACAACTGCCCTCTATAAAATGTATGCAAGCTCTACAGCGTCTATCAACAGCACCATTAGGACTGCGTTGATGCCTATGGGTGACCCTATCCGTACTAAACAAGCCCTGAAGTTTGGTATTGAGGCCACACTGACGCAAGGTGCGGTATTGACAGTGACGGTGGACAGTGAATCAAGTTCCAGCCCACCTTACACGTTGAACAACGCTGTCACATGGGTGAATAACTACGGGTCTACACTGACTTGGTTAAATAATTCCAGCGCAACTATTGGCTGGTTGACGGCTTCCGGCTATGCTCTGTACAAGTCAGACGCACAGCAATACGGCAAGTATTTAGGTCTGACAATGACATCATCAGACCCCGCATTTGTGTACAACACATTTGAATTTGAACATGAATTACGAGTGAGGTTCTAACATGGCTGTTCCCTATACCTTTGGCACTGCAACCGCTGCCATCCCGCTGTCCCAACTGGACACCAACTTTGCTACTGCAATCACGCTAGGCAACACGGCTGTCTATCTGGGAAACACTACCACCAGTATCGGTAATCTGACGCTGACAAACGTAACCATCAGCAGTGGTAGCGTGACCATCACAGACACCACTGTATCTGGCAACGTCACCCTGTCTGGAGGCACAGCCAACGGTGTAGCGTACCTGAACGGCTCCAAGGTGCTTACTACTGGTTCTGCGCTGACGTTTGATGGGACGAATTTGTCTTTGTTGCCTTCGGGGTATTCTGTTTTTGGCGCGTCATCTGCCGAACAAATGCGCCTAACCAGCACAGGTCTGGGTATTGGGACGAGTTCGCCTGTAAGCCCACTTACTGTTGCTGGCACATCTTCAATTAATTGGATTGGCGGCGGCTCAAGCACTGGAACTGCCACTATTGGAACACAAGGAACTGGTGGCTCTTTATTTGTTCAAACACCTTCAGTAAACGCATCTTTTGCGTCAGGTTTGGGTGTAGATGGAAGTTATTCTGGTGGAAAATCTGTTATTAACTTAAAGGCGCTTGGCGTATCTTCTGGTGGCCCCTACAGTGCAGATATGGCGTTTTTTACAACGACAAACAGCACGCTGTCCGAAAAAATGCGCCTCGACTTCTCCGGCAACCTCGGCTTGGGGGTTACTCCTAGTGCTTGGACAAGCTACAAAGCACTCCAGATTTCCGGCAGTGCTTACCTATACGGCTACAACAACGATGAACTTGGCTTGGGTCAAGGAGCCTACTACAGCAGCGGCTGGAAGTATGCGGCAACCGGAGTGCCTGCGACTTGGTACAGCTCTTATCGTGGAACCCACATTTGGCAAACCGCCCCCTCCGGCACAGCAGGTAACGCTATCAGCTTCACCCAAGCAATGACACTGGATGCAAGCGGTAACTTGCTGGTGGGGACTACGAGTGCTATTGGTGGTGCAAAATTATCTGTTTACTCTAACACCTCATTTGCCACAAGAGGAACCACATCCACCAATGCAGGCCAATGGGCAATGTATGCGGCAGACACAGGAGCCAAAGCGTGGGAAATCTCCCCTAACGCAACAAATTTTTATATTGCCGATGCTGATTTCTCTAACTACGCATACCTTTCACAAAACCCAACTGCATGGCAGTTTGGCTCAGACCGCAGGCTTAAAACTGACATTGTTCAACTTGATTACGGCCTTGATACGGTTATGGCGATGCAGCCAAAACGCTATAAATTTATTGAAACCGGAAAAGTTGATATTGGGTTTATTGCTCAAGAGTTGCGTGATGTTGTGCCAGAGGCCGTTTCTGGTGCAGAGGTAGAGTTTTCTGACAACGATACCCCGCAAGAACGAGCAGAAAAAATCCTTGGTGTCGGTAAAGAAACATTGATCCCAGTGCTGGTCAAAGCCATCCAAGAACAGCAAGCCATCATCACCCAACTCAAGGCACGTTTGGATGCCGCTAACCTGTAATGAAATACAAAAGTTATTGCTGTCAAAAATGCGGTGAACATATTGGATGGCTTGGACGTATTTTAAAATTTACCCACAAATGTAAGGAAACATCATGACTACATACAACTGGTCTATTCCCGTCACCGACTACTTAGTTTCTGACGGGTTCATTACTACAGCCCACTGGCAATGCGTAGCAACAGACGGGGACTACACTGCCTCTGCCTATTCCACTTGTAGCTTTGCTACTGCAACACCCTCTATCCCTTACGCCAGCGTGACTGAGCAAGATGTATTAAATTGGATATGGGGTAACGGGGTTGATAAAGACGCTACTGAAGCAAGCCTTGCACAGCAGATTGAATTGCTTAAAAACCCTGTAACCGCCGCTGGCGTTCCTTGGAGTACAACATGAGCGTTTCAGCAGCATTTGCCATTACCAGCAACACTTACAAGCTGACAGCGGCGACATCTGCACCTTCACCCGTGCAAGTAGCCTCTTCAACTTTGGGTGGTAACCAGTACCGTGTGATTAACGCATCCGGTTCACAAGGGTGTTTCTTGTCATTTGCACAAACATCAGCAGACGCTACTACCAACTGCGTTATTCCTGTTGTTGGTACATCTACCAAAACTCTCTACATCTTGCCCAACACAGATGAAATTCTTTCGTTTGTGCCTAACGCCTACTTCACGGCAATTACTGCCGCAAACACTGCCGACTTGTACATTGTCGCAGGGGACGGAATGTAAATGTTAAAAGTTGCTGGTTCTGGTGTTACGGGAGCGTTGATATACAGGGGTGCGTGGAACGCAAACACCAACACGCCCACGTTGTCTTCTGGCATAGGAACCAAAGGCGACTACTACGTTGTATCCGTAGCGGGAACCACCAACTTAGATGGCATCACAGATTGGCAAGTTAACGATTGGGCCATCTTTAACGGCCTTGTATGGCAAAAGATTGACAACACAGATGCTGTCAGCTCTGTCAACGGTCAGTCAGGTGTAGTTGTACTTGTTGCCTCAGATGTAGGAGCAACACCCAACACAGCGTATGTCATTGCTGGCGCTGGCTTGTCTGGTGGTGGACGGCTTACCGGCAACGTCACCCTTACTAACGCTGGTGTCACTGCGTTCAACACACGCACAGGTAACGTCACCCTCTCCAGCTCAGACGTTACTACCGCATTGGGTTACACACCTGGCACAGGTAACGGCACAGTCACTTCTGTCACAGGTACATCTCCCGTTGTCTCTTCTGGTGGCGCAACCCCCGCCATCTCTATGCCGGTTGCAAACACAACCACCAACGGATACCTTTCCAGCACGGACTGGAATACGTTTAACAGCAAGGGTAGCGGCACTGTCACCAGCGTTACCGGAACCTCACCTGTTGTTTCTTCCGGCGGCACAACACCCGCTATCAGCATTCCCGCAGCCACTACAACTGTCAGCGGTTATCTGACAAGTACAGACTGGAATACCTTTAACAACAAAGGTTCTGGCAACGGATCTGTCACCAGCGTAGCAACAGGCACAGGATTATCTGGTGGCCCTATCACAACCACCGGCACTGTCTCGCTTGCAAACACCGCTGTGACGGCTGCAAGCTATGGTTCTGCCAGCAACGTAGCCACATTTACCGTAGATGCACAAGGCCGCCTGACAGCAGCAAGCAACACAGCTATCAGCATTGCTGTAGCAGCAGTCTCTGGTGCTGTGCCTAACACCCGCAACGTCACCGCCAGCACAGGTCTGACCGGCGGGGGTAACTTGTCTGCTGACATTTCTTTTGCAGTAGCCGCCAACACCACTCAGCAGTTGGTGATGATCCAGAACAATGGTGTTAACGTGGGATTGCGTCAAATCCACAACTTCTTGCCTGGTAGCAACATCACTATCAGCACGGCTGATGATGCTGCTAATGGTCGTGCCAACGTCACTATAGGTGTGTCTGGTCTGGGAACAATGGCGTTCCAAAACAGCAACAACGTGACGATTACTGGTGGCAGTATCAACGTGCAGACAACCAATCACACAGCAACAACTAGCGCCTCTGCTACTTTTGCAACATCTAGCCTTCCACTTGTCCCCGCAGGTTACATCAACTTTGACCTAAACGGAACAGTTGTCAAAGTCCCCTACTACGCTGTCTAACATGGATACACAATCAATATTTAACATCGTAGTGGGCCTTGCCGCATTCTTTGGCGGTTGGGTGCTGAACAACATTACAAAGGCCATAGAACGCTTGGATGATGACGTTCGTAAACTGCCCCATGAGTATGTCTCCAAAGACGATTACCGCAGGGATATTGACGAGTTGAAAGACATCTGCAAGCAAATCTTCAACAAGCTGGACAGCAAGGCTGATAAACCATGAACAGGCCATTGGTTTCTTTGTTGATGCTAGGTTACCAATCTGTCCAATTTGTAAAATATGCAATAGACAGCGTAAAAGCACAGAGCTATACAAATTGGGAACTGGTATTTGTTGACGATTGCTCAACAGATGGAACCTACGAACTTGTCTCCAAACTTGCAGAGTCAGATACACGCATCAAAGTCTACCGCAACGAAAAAAACTTAGGCATTGTCAAAAACAGAAAACGTGCCTACGAATTAAGCACTGGTGACCTTATCTGCCATTTTGATAACGATGACATGCTGGAAAGATGGGCGCTAGAAGAGATGGTGTACGAGTTTGCAAGGCTGCCTGAAGTCATGCTCATCTACACAGACCTTGCCCAAATAGATTCTGACTCCAACATTGAGCTTTACTCTGCCAGCAAAAACTACGATGTGAACCAATTGCACCAGCATGGATGGAAACATCTGGGAATGTACCGCCGTGAGGTCATGAAGCACATTGAAGGTTACAACGACAAACTTATTAGCGCCTGTGAAGATGGTGATTTGTTTATGCAAATTGCAGAGAAATTTCCCATTTCACGTTATCCCAAAGTGTTGTACTACTACCGCAACCACGGCAAGAACAATGTACACAACAACAAGAAATGCCCAACATGTGAAGAGCGAATGGTGTGCAACTTCATTCGTGTGTGGTGCAAGTCTGCTAAATACGACATTGTTACGCATAAACCCTTAGAGGTAATTGCATGAACATGGAGAGCTTGTCATACGTAGAGTTTGGAAACAAGGACAGCTTAGGCGAGTTCTTGTTTGAGAACGGCGTACAGCACAGGCTATTTCACCAGATTCTTGCTGACCAAGGCATCACTTATCCCAAGTACCCTATTACAGATGCAGACCCATCAAACTTGGATGATTGGTTGTTTGTGCATAACCAAGAACATCAGTCACTGGCAAGCATTCTAAATTTGGATAACCCGTTTCAATTGCTAGATGCGGATTGGAATGTGGAGAATAGTTTTTATGATTGGATTGGTGTTCACCAGACCATTCATCAACAAATAGCATCAGCTTTAGGAGTTTGATATGGCAATAAGGCAAATACAAGATGATGCAGCAGCTATAGGAATGCCATCTGGAACTGAGTCAGAAGGTTGGTATGTTTCAAAGCCAGCAACAGCCCACTGGACAGGAGAAGGAAACAATTCCTATCTTGTAGATAACGCTACAGGAAGAGTTTTGCAAGTTGTTTCTCGTCCTGATTTTAGTTTGTCTTCTGCTGTAAGCGCCATATTTAGAGAGGGTGTGCCAATGGTTGTAAGCGCACTCTTGCCTGTTGCTGGTGAGTTTATTGCAACTGAATTAGGAGTTTCAAAATTTGTAGGCACTACCATTGCTCAAATTTCTTTTTCACTTGCTCAAGGCGTTCCTCTTGATAAAGCTCTGGCATCTGCTGCAACCAATTTTGTAACAACTGGAGTTTTGAATTCAACTCAAGCACAAAATTTTCTTAATCAATTATCAACCGATCCAGCGGTTATAAAGATTATCAATAATGCGGCAAAAGCAACTCTTAACACCGCGCTTAGCGGGGGTTCTTTACAACAAATTTTAACAAACACTTTGTACACTGTAATTGGTTCAGTTACAGGTCAAAAAATAGACAGCCAAATAATTGGTCAAGCTGTTGCTACTGCGCTTTTAACAGGCGGCGACCCTTTAGCAATAACAAAATCTATTGCAATGAGTTTGGCAAACCAATCAAATGCAACAGCATCTCCTACGCCAACAACAGAACCTACAACAGAACCCACTACTGACCCTACCCAGACCCCAACTCAAGAGCCTATAGCGACAACAGATCAAGCAACAAGTTTGTTTCAACAAATTTACGGAAGAGCGCCATCACCTGAGGAGTTAGAAAGCGTCAAAACAATGACGGCTGAGCAGATTACAAAAACTCTAACAGATGCAAGAGATGCTTGGTTGGCTGCTACTCCTACTGCTGCGCCTACAACAGAGCCTACTACATCTCCCACTGACACGCCTCAAACAATAGAAGAAGTAAAGCGGAGATTAGAACAAGATGCGGCTACCAGTGCGGCTGCAATGTTGGCCTCAAGTTCTCAGCGCGTTCGTTTTATTGATGCTCTTGCAGAAAGATATTCAGCGCAAGAATTACCTGGCGTATTCAAAGCGTTTGAAAACTGGTTGAACGTCAATCCCAATTCTCAGTTTACAGAAGCCAACCCTGTTGATGAAACGTCTTTTAGAAGCTACATGAGAGCGCAAGGCATTTCTGATGCCAACATTGATTACATTTTAGAAGCGGCAAAAACTTCAACAGATGCGTATGTAACCAGCCAAGCAGGAAAAGTTGAAACAGAAAGAGCAGCTCGGGAGGCTACAGCACGCTCACAAGAAGTGTTGAGCAGAGTCCCTGCAAGTGCTATTCCTTTTACAGATTCCAGCGGTAAAACGGTGTTTTTTGACACTGTGTCTCAAAAGTATTTTGACTCTAACGGCAACGAAACCGGTAGAACACTTGCAGATGAAGCAACAAAAAAAGCTGTTGAACTTATTGCAAAAATTCAAGAAAGTTCACGCACACCAACAATTCAGGATGGTGAAAACATTGCGGTGCTTATCAGGCAAGAAGCGGGTACTGAACGTATAAACCCTGATGGAACAATTAAGCCAGTTGACCCCGCTGAAATTCTTAAACTCTTTCTGACCAGCGCAAATTCAAACATTATTTCGGCAATGAGGTTGGAAGGCATCAATGATATTGGTGCAATCTTAGGCTCAGAAGTTATAAGAAACATGGGGACTGAGGTATTTAAGTCCGAGCTGGCAAATGAATTGTTGCGCTACCCCAATGACCCCAACTTGAATGAGGCGTTTCAAAAAACAGCAGGGTACGACTGGACAGAAACACCGCAAGGCCGAGCTTATACCAATTTAACAAATATTCTTCCAGGTCATGAAGGTCGTGTTATTGAGGTTAAAGATTCTCAAGGTCACGTTTATTATGCCGTTCCGATTACATCAAACTTGTCTCCATCCAGCCAGGGTGGTGCGTATATGGCTATTTATGACCCTACAACGGGTCAAACAAAATACGATGCCAACTACAACTACAACACAATCAACAATTTTTCCAACCTCAGTTCAACTGTTCCTGTTTATGATGAAAGCGGAAACTTTACAGGCTACAAACCTCAGAACTATGTAGTTGTTAACGTAGACCCAACTACAGGCCGTGCATTAGTTATAGATGAAAAAGGCAACTCAAAAAT